GTATTATCTTTTATCTTACCTTCAATAATACTAATTACTTTTTGAGGGTCATTATAATCTAAGATATGGCAATATTTGTCATACATTATTCAACACGTTTTTTACCAATATTATACTTAGTTTGTAATGTCCAATCATCCTTTTCTTTAAATGATATAACTTTTATTTGAGAAAGAGGTGCCATCAGCAAATGTTTATTAGCATCAATGATCTTTACTAATCCCCAATCAACTAATAACTTTGCAATAGTATTTCTACGTTCAATGTCATTATCACTTAAGTCTGCTTGCTTTCCATCTAATGCAAATAACTCTTTAAAATGAACGATAAAGTACCTACCTTGCTTATGTAAAATATGACAAGATTGGTATAGAACTCTATCTTTTCTTGAAGCGACGCCAATGCGGGTTAATGTCTCTCTAACCTTTAAGAAGTCATCTGGATGATTTAATGTTACTTCTAAGGGAACATACCCAGGCATGTCGATTTTGAAGAAATCTTCAGCCATCATTTCCACCTTTATACAATTTTGTTTTTATTATTTGGATTTGCTCATCATTGAATAGAGGCAGAACCTGGCGGGCTTTTTCATTGCTATAGCCATAGTATTCTTTAATTACATCTATCGCCTCAATCTTGGATGCTTTGATCCATTTGTTAAACCTTTTTCTAGGTCTAATTGTATTTAGTAAAAATGAAAATTGCAGGGATTTGTCGATATGTGGTCTAGAATTTACTTCATTTGCCTGTATAATCGTATCTGAACCGTATGAAAGTCCTTTGTTGATTATATAAGGTTGATATTGTCTTTCAGACCATTCATCAACAATCAAGTGTTCTTTTGAATAGTTGATTGCATTTAGAAAGTCAAATGGAGAGATAGAAGGTGCCTTATAAGGATCTTCTTCTATCTGCTTAACTTGTGTATTATCCTCGAAGAATGCCATAGACAAAATCCTCGGCAATATGTGAAGCTTGAGCCATAGTGCGAGCAATCATAATTCCGTGCTCCTTTCTACCCATTTCCATATCGGTATAGCAATGAACTTGAATAGTTTCTTGTCCATCCTCATTAATTAGTTGAACGATTGCTTTTTTCTTTTTGTCATCAGAGTAAAACTCTGCTAGTTCTTTGATTTGTACTGTCATTTTAGCTCCACGGATGCCATGATTTCGGTTAAGCAAGCTGCCAAGTTTATCTCTTGGTCGGCGACGAATGCTGCTTTGTATTGATAGTCTGCAATGATTAGAATTAGTTGAGGTACTTGTGATGTATGTGTGATGAGGGTATCATAGATCTTTCTAAACAATGTAGTAGATTCATTATCTAAATTATTGACTACCCAACTACGCATTCTTTTCCAGTCTTTTTCTCTCAATGCCTCTACTAATTCATTCATGTTTACATCTGCAATCGATGTTAATATTCCTTCATCAATAGTTCCACTGACACTATAACGTTGTAATTCATTTAGACAACGTCTGTAGTCTGGAAAGTACTTTTCAACTAACTTTGCTACTACTTTTGGATCAAATGTAACTTGTTCGTTATTTAAGATTTCTGTGATTCGTTTAAAGAAACTTACAACAATCTTCAGCTTTTCCTCTTTAGGAATCTTAAACTCAATCACCGTACAACGACTATGCAATGGAGCAATGATACGGTTCTTATAGTTACATGTAAATATAAATCGACAGTTCTTGCTGAATTCTTCTATGAATCCACGCAATGCTGGTTGAGTAGAATTTGGATTTAGGTAGTCGGCCTCATCTAGGATTACTACTTTCGTGCCACCATCAAACGACACAGTAGATGCAAACTGTTTAATTTTAGTTCTTAGGACATCAATACCTGATTCCTCTGAACCGTTGATTACGATATAATCTAGCCCTAGTTCCTCACAAAGAGCTCGTGCAACGGTCGTCTTACCGACTCCCGCTGCACCACAAAACAACATATTTTGCAATTGACCGTCTCCTATAAATTGCTTGAATACGGTCTTTAGCTCACTTGATAAAATACAATCACTTATTTTCTTTGGGCGATACTTCTCCACCCAAAGAAACTGATCATCACGAAATTCCATAACAACTCCATAATATAATTACTCTTGAGGTTGTTCTTTAGCTAACCTCTTTTGTAAATGAGCAAGCAGTATACCATACGCAGGAAGAATCACCAACAGACTGACAACAATCTTTGAGATTGAGTTGTTTGTAGCAACAACGTGCCAGTTAGCAGCCATAAATTCATTCTCACCACCTGCAAATGCTGTGAAGAAGAATGCATATGTATCTAAGAACGTACTAACTACGCTTGAAAGAGCAGGAGCAATCCACCATGTTGTATACTTTTCACGTAAGTACTGAAAAACATAAACATCAAGTAGGTTACTTACAAAATAGGCTACACCAGATCCTAGACCAATTCGAAATGCAACTGAATCAGGAGCACCACCTAACTTTACTACTGCCATGCTAACAATAATAGCAGGAATGAATGCGAGCGAAATTACTGCTCTACCTGTTTCCTTTCCTAGCAACCTAACAGTTAAGTCAGTAAGTACAACTACTAATGGAAATGTAAATGCTGCAGCAGCTAAAGGATGACCAAATACATCAAACTTAAACTGAACAACGTAATTACTAATTGCAATAATGATAATGTGAGCTAACATTAGTTTATATGCTAAGGCTCTATCAACACCATCTAAAATTTTACTTAACATGGAACTCTCCTATAAAGTTTCCGTTTTTTATTTAGGTTCCTTTATCCCCCAAAATTTATTTGTATCGAGAAACCCTAATTGTTCGAATAATAAAATATTATCCCAAGCCATGCCCAAATATGTATTCCAGTTATCTTCAGAACCTGTTCTACGTTCTGATATAAGTTTTGCTATTAGAATTCCATTCTGTTTACCGATTTCAGTCATATCGCTCATACTACACTCTCCGGATCACAAGCTAGCCAGTATTCTAAATCTTTAGAATGATGTTTAAAATGAATTAGTTTCTTCTTAGATACTGTCACCGTATATGCATCTGGAATAATCTTAAATAACTCCACCCCTATAAACACATCAAAGTCGACCATACAAGTACCGACTTTCTTGGTGTATGAGTTTGCAGTTTTATTCTTGCGATCGGCAACAGAGATCGTTACTGATTGGTTTTTACTTGTAATGAAGATGTGAGGGGCACTTGTGATCGCTGCTGCCTTATTGATAATCTGTACGTCTTCTGCGGTTAGTTTAAATTGAAAGTGTTCATCGAATTCAATACTCTTACCAGCTGGAGGTGCTACTACAATTTCTGGTCTACTGTAGAAGTATTCAAACTTACCGTTATCTTTTGTAATTGACAAGCTATTTTCGTTAAATTCGATTTCTTGATTCTCCATCAATGTCAATAAGCTCAACAAAGAATTTAAATCGTAGATTGCTACTTCCTTTGGAAACGTCTCAGCAACTTTAGCTACTGCAAAGACATTCTTTACTGAAGACATCGTAGTGATAGTACTACCCGGTCTTAAGATTATATTTGTATTAATGCTGGCAAAGTTCTTTAACAAAGCTAGCGTCTCATTACTAAGTTTCATTCACATACTCCTATCAAAACACCATTATATATTATTACGCAGCTTTTATCCACGGATATTTGCCACTATACTGTGCATGCATTAAAGCGTTGCCTTTTAAGAAAAAGTTAGCATGTACAGAATCAGCTCTATTGCCTACTCTATAATTAAGTGTATGCTTTCCAGTACATTCAAACTTAAAATTATTACCCATCAAAAAACTACTAATGATTCTATCTACTTCAGGTTGATCATCAGGATGACGTGCACGACGATACCATAATGGTGACATCATCAAGGCAATTCTTTTCGATACAAACCAACACCCTACATCAATAAAGTTATCATTTAAGATTGATTTCCACTTACCTAATGATTCACAATCATCATAACAAACAAATTGATCTAAACGATCTACTATTTTTCTTAGACTGTATGCCCATTCATTCCCTTCTTTAACAACGTCTACAAGAGACTGAATATGATTAGGATCAATCCAGTTATCTTCATCGAGGAACATTAAGAAATCACCTCTAGCTAGATAAGTACATGCACCATATATCCTATGGCCATTATATCCATCAGCTCCAGTATTAAATGGAAGTGATATTAAATCTCTAACACGAAAATCCTTCAATGTATCTAATGAGTCTGATAACTTTTCAGGGCCATCAATAACGACTATGTGTTGAATGTTTTCATATGTTTGTTTTGATACCGACTCCATTGCTTTACGTAGCTTTGGATGGCCGGTAGTTGGTGTGATAATTGTAACTAATGGATTCATGCTTCATACACCACAGGTTTGTTGGGATCTAATCTACAATAGATTTCAAAATATTTGCTACTTATATTGTTGGCTGATTTAGTAACTTTTATTTCTACTTTGGAATCACCAAATAGTTCGAACATCTGAACAATATCTACAAATTCAATTTGATTACTCCAAAATATTTGCAACTCATGTTGATTACCAGAAGGATCTATTGGAAATTGTTTGTATTCAAAGTGTCCCATTTTCTGGATGATGCATACTTTGTTATCTGCTGTAGGATGATATACAAAACGATGGTGGTCATAACCTTTAGATAGTTGACCACGATCTCCTTTATCCATTTCTCTATGTAAAGAAGGAACAGCAATCATTCCTTGTTTAGCAATCATAGGTAACATCTCAAAAGCAAGGAACGGATAATACAAATCTTCTAATGTATGTGAGCAGATACAGAAATCAAATTTACCATTCTTTTTTACATACTCTAACACTTTCTTCCAACTACTTTCACGTTCTAAGTTTAGCTTAAAATGTTGTTTGCTACCTGGATCTGGAAAATAAAAATCTGCAGTAGCATCTGCAATATCTCTTGTCCAAAAATCTGCTCCAGCTCCAACATCAATTACTTTAAAAGATCTATTGTTCTTTTGCTCGTTAACATATTCAATAACAGGATGTCTTGTGTGTAATCTAGTAAAATGAAATTCTTGTCCTAGACTCGTATAATCGAAAAAATTTCTATATGTTTGTACATTAACCATATGTTCAGCCTTTTGTTCGTTTATTCTATATTTGTCGTTGATAGCAGTAACTAAATTAGGATGTCTATCATACTGATGAATCATTGCTGGGACAACTACTGGTGTCTTGTTAAGGTTAACAACTAAACCATCTCTTAATGCCATACATCCTAAAGAGTGTCCAATTGTTGCAACTAAGTGATCTCCTGTATAGTTTACTCTAGTTTTAGGCAATTTTCCTTGTGCATGAAATACATTAAGCGTTGCCTGGTCAACAAAAATTGGAGGTTGACCTGGTGCAGGAATTGGGTACTTGTTACCTTCCTCAATCATAATATCACAAAGCTGTATGATAGCTTCTCTTTTACCGGCCATCATACCACCACAAAGAATGTGCTGATCTCTTACTTGTTGTAAAACTTCTTCTCCATACATCTGGCGAATCCAACCACTGTTCCATCTTTCACATTGTTTAATAGTAATAGTTTCTGCTGATAGTTCTAAATCACTGTCACTAAAAAATCTGAATGGGTTGTCTTGATAAACCATGTCTCTAGTATCAGACATAATTACTCGGTCTACAGTAGGATACCTAGAAAGAATTACCTCTCTAGGTTTAATCCACCGCTCTCTCATAATAGTTTCTACTGTAATTTTCTCTAGTATTTTTACATAATCAATATTGTATCTTTCTAGGTATTGATAAAAATTATCATCTTCGCTGTCTGAAATAATACAAATATGACCTTGATACACTCTCCTAACAGATATAGCAAAGTTATCAATATTATCAACATCCCAATAATTAAATTATTTTCCATATTACCAAACAAAATTAAGTTTATAATATTCTACTATCTTAGATAGTTCTTGATCAAACTGTGCCTTTGGTGTCCAACCAAGTTTCTTTAACTTACTATCATCGATAGAATATCTTACATCATGACCTTGTCTAACCATATCAGTAATATAGTTTTCAATGTCATGTTTACCATTAAAATGTAATAAAATTTTCTTAACTACTTCGATGTTAGATTCTTCATAGTTACCAGAAATATTAAAAATTTCATTACGAACATTACTCTCAATGATAGAAATAATAGCTTGAGCAGTATCAGATACATGAAGCCAAGTTCTACGAGGAAGTCCTCTATCATGTAAGTCAATCTTGCGACCAATAGAAAGATACTTAATCGATTTAGGAATTAGTTTTTCAACATACTGTCCAATTCCGTAATTATTAGTTGGTCTTACGATAATGTAAGGAATGTTATATGTACGTGCCCATGCAAGAATTAACATATCAGCAGCTGCTTTAGTAGCACTATATGGATTACTAGGTTTAAGCAAATCTAATTCACTATGACTACCTTCTACAATATCTCCATACACTTCATCTGTGGAGAAATGTAATAAGGTAGGCATTTTAAAAATGCTCTTTTCTTGAATTAGTCTTAGAAGGCGGTGCACACCATTAACATTACTTTTAAGAAATACATCATTACTAACAATACTATTATCTACATGAGTTTCTGCAGCAGTATTAATAACATAGTCGCAATCATACAAACGTTCTAAGTCATTAATATCCGACTTTATAAACTTAAAACGTTCTTTATAAGCTACTAATTCCTTCAAAAGGTTTTCATTTGCGGCATATGTTATCTTATCTACACCAATGACGTACCATCCTTTATCCAAACAAAGTTTAGCAATATGGAACCCCATAAACCCCAAACAACCTGTAACATACACTATTGGTGCCATAATTCCATTCCTTTGAGTAATCCTATGAGAGGGATATCGATCTCACACAACTTTTTATGACTTCCAGTGTAAGAAAGTCCTTTATCCTTGACAAGGAGTGGTATATTGTAACCTTTAATTTGATTAAATAGCAACAATATTTCATCCAGATATAGTTTATCCGGATAAACGCAGTTAATGTCAAATCCATTGTATAGTTTGTTATCTATAACATATTGAGCAACTGTAGCAAAGTCCTGAACTGTAAAGTAATCAAATAATCTGTTAGTATAGTGAAATTCCTTGCTACTTGCAAATTTCCTGAATAATCTAGTCTCAGCCTCACCTGGTCCAAAACATCCAAACAATCTAAGTGTACAAAACTTTTCTTGAGTAGTGATATCTCTGGCAATCAAGTTTTTTGCAAGACCATAACTCCACTTAGGTACTTTATAGAATATATCTTTTTCTTCCGCATATTCAATAGGCTCAGTCGTATCGAACTCAGCACCAGATCCTATATTAATAATACCCTCAACATATTCACTAACATCCTTAAGTAGTGAATAAAGTAACCAATTGTTTGCTAAATCATCATGGTTTTTTTCATGAGGGGTTTTGTTACCAAACGTTATACAATTAATAATTACTTTAGGTTTAAGTTTGCAGAAAAAAGAATATACTGAATCTCTATCAAGAACGTTTAAATCTTTTCTGTAAACAGGTAAGGAATTGTTTATATGTTTAGTAAGATAAGATCCTATGAAACCACTAGCACCTAGGATAACAATTTCATTCGCCATATAAAATTTTCTTACCCTCGATTAATTCATCATCACTAAGGAAAGGGTACATATCATCTAAAGCTGGTTGTACCTTCTTGCCATCAACTTCTTTAAGCATTTGTGTAGGTATGATTTCTTGATCTGGTTGACAGATTACTTCTACTATCAAAGGCTTAGTTCTATTGAGAATAGAATCTACATTATTTTCTAGTTCTCTATTATTTTCAATCAACAAATAATCTAACATGTATGCATAAGCTACTTGTGATATAGGAGGAAACCACAATCCACTTCTAGCATCTACTCCATATACACGCTGCTCAAAGAATTTCTTTTGAGTGTTCTTAATACTCAAATAACCATCATTATTAAGTACTATAACAGTAATAGGATTAGGTGTTGAATGGAGATTAGCTAACTCTTGTATATTGGAATTGAAACTACCGTCGCCTGTAATAACTAACACATGTTTGTTTTCTGCTGAGTGTGCTACACCAATAGCAGCAGGCACAGCACAACCCATATCTGCTTGTGATGAAGAAAAAACAAATCGTTGATCTAATTTACTTTTTAAATTTTGTGGTAATGCATAAGAAGGAGAACCAGCATCAGTAACAACAATAGTGTCTGATGACATCTTTTTACTAACAATTTCTAATAACTGATAAATGTTTAAAGGTCCATCAGATTTAAACGAATCGTTGTAAACTGGCCATCTATCCTTTAATTGTTTACATCTTTCTGACCAAGGCTTATCCATTTATTTCCTTCCATCTCTGATAACTTTCCTTACTTTTTACAATTATCTCAGTATATCTAAAGAAATCTTTAAGATCGCAATGAATAAACTGATCGACTTTAACAGTATTTTTCATATACTCGTTGTTATCAATGTCTATCATAATCTTTTTTGATAGAGGAGAAAACTGTTTTTCATCATATCCAGTATGTGTTGAATTTAGGGAGCAACCTAATACAATAAGCAAGTCACAATGCTGCATGATAAAATTACCAGCTCTGCTTCCCTTAATTCCAATAGTGCCAATATTATGTCTATCATCAGCAGGCATCAAATCTCTAGCGAGATAAGAAGATACAAATGGAATATCAAAATGTTTAATAAATTTATTAAATTCGTTTCTTTGATTGCTAACATGAATACCATTACCTGCTAACACTAAAGGACGCTTGCTAGTTTTTATTAGTTCCAAGATAGGAATAAACTTAATAGAATCAAAATAGGACAGTGTTGGACTAACAAATTCTTGACTATTTTCTGGCATAGGTGCTGTCTGTATGTCTCCGGGAACATCTATCCACACAGGGCCCTTTCTACCTTCTTCAGCATAATAAATTGCTTCACCAAGCATTCTTTTTATTTGAGAAGGATGCTCAACGACATTACTGTATTTTGTTATATTTTTTATAGTATTAATAATATCGTGTTCTTGAACTCCATACTTACGTATATTAACATGCTTGGTTTTATTGAGATAGTTGCTTGTGTGCAGTAAACGAACGTTGCCTGAAATAACTAACAAGGGAGCAGCATCTTGCCAAGCATTAAGGACTGGAGTAATTACATTAGTTCCTCCACATCCAGTTGTTGGATTTAAGACAGTTAATTGATTAGTATATTTTGCCTCACCAAATGCAGCATATCCTGCGCCTTGTTCATGGTGATGGCAGATGTACTTTATCTTACCATGTTTAATAAATCCATCATTTAGACCAGATGCTCCTCCACCCATTAAACCATATACTCTCTTAACACCGTAATCATACAAAAAGCTAGCAATATAATCACATACTCTCACTATTAACCTCTTTTAATATATCAACCATATCACTTCTTACTTGCATAGTTTGATCAATAAATCTGCTATGAAAAGGTTGAACTGTCTCATATAATCCGTTCTGCGATCCTTGTACAACAATGGGTGGCTCTAACCAATATACATTCATATTAAGTACCTTCATCCAAAATCCAAGCTCGGGATCCGGATTAAAACATACTTTATGCGCCTCCATATGAGTATAAATTTTTTGAGCAGCTTCTTTCTTAAGTACTACAGAGTCTGCACAACGATCAGCAGGATGACCTTTTAAATACCAATGAATACCTTTTTTT